AATTGCAGCAAGTTTTAGTTATAACTGCGGTGTAATTGATGTTATTGCGGTGAATAGTGGAGATACAGTCTATGTTAGTATTGGAGACCCAAATTCAACAACTTACTACTATAATGCACAGATGGGAGGCAATTGTCCTTTTAACAGCGCAGCCTATTGCGGTAATGGCAATAAATTTAGCACTGTTGTAAGCAATAACACTGATATTGGAATAACACAATATGTAGTAGGTGGTGATATATTAGCTTGCTAAAATTAAATCAAATGATAAATTATTGCCTAAGACGAATCAACATTTAACACATTCATTTCAAATTTGTAATATGCCAAACATTAATTCCTACGCAACAGACAACAACGTAACGTACAATGATAAGCTCATTGGCACTGACGCTGAAGATCAAAACAAAACAAAGAACTTTACAGTAGGCGACATCTTGCGCCTTCCTCTTCCTAATGTGCCTGTATATCCAAACAATGCTGCTGCTATTGCAGGTGGCTTGGTTGTAGGGCGAGTGTACCGTATTACCGGCACGGGGCAGTTGGGAGTAGTGTACTAATAGTTCTTCTAATGAAATTAAATTTAATTAAATATGGATATAAGGAAAATATCAATAGGTCCCGACTACAAGAATGGAGCTATGCACTACCTTGTAGGACAAGACATACTTGATAATACGCATAAGATACACCTCATAAAGTTTGAGCCTCAAACAGGTTCAATAAAAATATATATCATCAACGATAAGAGTGAGGTGATGTTGTGGAAAGAGTTTAGCCACACTATTCCTGTATCCATTGAGTACAATATTCACTACTAATGCAATCCCCATTTAACTTCATTGTAAAGCCACAGGCAGGGACAAGGTATTCTAATACCAAGCAAGTAGGTGGTATTGACCTTATCGTCAACACATCGGAGGAGGACCACAAGTTCTCTAACCGGTATGCCATTGTTGAGGAGGTCCCCTATAAGTACGATGGTCCAATCAGAAAAGGTGATACACTTCTCGTGCATCACAACGTCTTTAAGTTCTATAATGATATGAGAGGTCGCCAAAAAAGCGGTCGATCATTTTTTCGTGATGACGTATTCTTGATAGACGAAGATCAGTTCTTTCTGTACAAGCAAGATGGTAAGTGGCATACTTACGACAGGTATTGCTTTGTCAAGCCCATACCGGCTACTGAGTCTTATATCAAAAAGCCGTTTACCAACGAGCCCCTTATGGGTGAGATGGTCTACCCTAACGCTTACCTTATAGAACAGGGTGTGCGTCAGGGAGACAAGGTCTGCTTTAAGCCTGATAGCGAATATGAATTTGAGGTAGACGGAGAGAAGCTATATAGAATGTATGACCACCAAATAACCATAGTACTATGAACCTGATCATAATGGATAATGTTATCCACGAACCTATTGGCTACGTGTCTGACATACTCGATAACGATTTCGTAGACATATACGATGGTGTCAATGTGTTTCAAAATATTCAGCCTCGTGACCACGATGATGAGTTTGCGCAAACAGTAATTGACTTTGTTGGACCAACCTATGAAGTAGCTTGGAACTTTGTACGCAAGTCTCCTGAAGGTCAGGAGGAGCCAAACTTCATCCATACGGATGAGATGATGGGCGACATTACAGCTATCCTGTATTTGAGCCATACGCATCCTGACGATGATGGCACTACCATCTATGACGATGATGGTCGTAAGGTTTGCGTGATGTACTCAAAGTTTAACCGTATGGTTGTATTTGAGTCAAAGGTTCCGCATAGTAGAAATATTTTTGAGAACTTTGGGCAAGACGATAATTCTCGTCTAATTCAGGTCGCATTTTTAAGAGAGAAGTAATGAAGGACATTAAATTAAAAATTATTGAAGCCGGTCATCAAGCCGTAGAGCAGCTCATCAAAGTGGCTAAGGAAGATATTATCAAGCCTGATCCTGATGATGAGCTTGCGGCAGACAGGCTAAAGAACGCAGCCGCTACCAAGAAGCTTGCCATCTTTGATGCCTTTGAGATTCTTAACCGAATCGAGGCAGAGAGGGAGGCACTTGAGATGCTTGAGAGTGGAACAAATAGAGTAGATACAAAACAAGGATTTGCAGAACGAAGGTCTATATCGGGTCGTTAATGACTATGTGCCTCAGAACGCCATATCCAAAAAGAACGGAGTTCGGTCTTGGAAGTATGGTTACAATGAGCAGTACGATATGGTGGTCATCTCCAAGACGGGACAGATTGGGGAGATTATCAATATCGCAGGGTTAGTTATTGCCCTACCGGCAACGCCTAAAGAGTGTCTTCAAAGACACAACTCTAAGGCTGAGCAGTATTGGGAGCGCAGAGATTTACCCAAGGAGCTCGCCAAGATTCAGTCTATATTCCAATGGAACGATATGCCTACCGAGTTTAAGAACCGGTGGGTAGATTACATTGAACAGGAGTTTGATTACCGGGAAGGGGGTATGTGGTTTATGAATAACGGCACACCTACCTACATCACGGGGGCTCACTATATGTACTTACAATGGTCAAGTATTGACGTAGGCTATCCTGACTTCAGGGAAGCCAACCGTATCTTCTTTATATTTTGGGAGGCTTGTAAGGCTGACCACCGGTGCTTTGGGATGATATACCTCAAGATCAGGCGTTCAGGATTCTCATTTATGGCATCCTCAGAGTGCGTAAACATAGCCACGCTTGCAAGGGATTCAAGGGTTGGTATCCTGTCTAAGACGGGTGCTGATGCCAAGAAGATGTTTACCGATAAGGTTGTACCCATTAACAGCAGGCTGCCATTCTTCTTCCGTCCGGTAATGGATGGGATGGACAAGCCAAAGACTGAGCTTGCCTACCGTGTACCGGCTTCTAAGATTACAAAGAAGAATATGTCGCAGTCTGATGCTCAGACTGTAGATGGTCTTGACACCACGATAGATTGGAAGAACACTGAGGAGAACTCTTATGACGGTGAAAAGCTGCTGTTTCTTGCGCACGATGAGAGCGCAAAGTGGGTAAAGCCGAATAATATCCTGAACAATTGGAGGGTAACCAAAACCTGTCTTAGGGTGGGTAGCAAGATTATTGGCAAGTGTATGATGGGGTCCACCTCCAATGCACTAAGCAAGGGTGGCGATAACTATAAGAAATTGTACGAAGATTCGGCATTGGATAGTCGAAACGCTAACGGGCAAACCAAAAGCGGACTCTATTCTTTGTTTATTCCTATGGAATGGAATATGGAAGGGTTCATCGACATCTATGGGATGCCTGTGCTACGTAAGCCTACTGATCCTATAAGAGGAGTAGATGGAGGGACTATTCGTAACGGAGCCATTGACTATTGGGAGGCTGAGGTTGAGTCGCTTAAAAACGATGCTGATGCGCTCAATGAGTTCTACCGGCAATTCCCTCGTACCGAAAGTCACGCCTTCAGGGATGAGAGTAAGCAGGCGCTATTTAACCTGACCAAGATATATCATCAGATTGACTACAATGATTCACAGATTCAGGCGCATAATGTTTCACGTGGAACATTCCATTGGAAGGATGGCGAGAAAGATAGCCGAGTGATATGGAGTCCTGACCCAAGGGGAAGGTTCTTAATCAGTTGGGTTCCACCTACTAATATGCAGAATAATGTCATCAATAGGAGCGGAGCCAAGTACCCCGGCAATGAACACCTCGGATCCTTTGGCTGTGACCCGTATGACATCTCAGCGGTAGTTGGTGGGAGGGGGTCAAACGGTTCCTTGCACGGTATGACCAAGTATCATTTGGACGATGCTCCTACCAATCAGTTCTTCTTGGAATACATAGCTCGTCCTCAGACGGCTGAGATATTCTTTGAGGAGGTGCTAATGGCTTGCGTGTTTTATGGTATGCCTATGCTTGCGGAGAACAATAAGCCAAGACTTCTATACCATTTCAAGAACAGGGGGTATAGACACTTCTGTATGAACCGCCCTGATCGTACACTCAACAAGCTGAGCAAAACCGAAAGAGAGCTTGGTGGTATACCAAACTCATCCGAAGAGGTTAAGCAGGCACACGCTTCAGCTATTGAGACATATATTGAGAAGTTTATAGGTTTTGACCTAACGAGTACCTATAGACCGGCTGATGAGATAGGGACAATGCCATTCACAAGAACGCTTGAAGATTGGGCGAGATTTGATATAAGTGACAGAACTAAGTTTGACGCAACAATTAGTTCAGGTTTAGCGATAATGGCAAACCAAAAAAATGTATATTTACCTGACAAAAAAGAGTCGAAAATTAGTATTAATTTCGCAAGGTACACTAATAGTGGAACACTAAGTGAACTTATTAAATGAAAGATGTAAAAGTTAATATATCCGCAACAGGCTTTCCGGGTCAGTTTGTTTCTGACGCAGAGAAAGCTTCTGATGCGTTTGGTCTACAGGTAGGTCAAGCCATCCAATACGAGTGGTTCCGCAAAGATGGCAATCAATGCAGGTATTACAGTCAATGGCGTGATTTTCATAGATTAAGATTATACGCTCGTGGAGAGCAGTCTGTTCAGAAGTATAAGAATGAACTTGCTATAGATGGTGACTTGTCTTATTTGAATTTAGATTGGACCCCCGTACCTATTCTTCCAAAGTTTGTAGACATTGTTGTGAACGGAATGTCTGACAGACTTTTCAAAGTAAAGGCATACGCACAAGACGCAATGTCTCAAGCAAAGCGCAGCAAGTATCAAGATATGATTGAGGGGCAGATGGCTGCCAAAGATGTGCTAATGCAAATACAAGAGTCAACAGGTGTCGACCCATTTACAATGGACCCTG